TGAAAAAAAGCACCATCATTGTCAGCTTCTTTCTTAAAGCTAACATGCATGTGCTTAGTGTGTTTGTTAGCCCCTGTGTATTTGCGCCACTTCCAGTTAAGGATGCTGGAGCAGATTCGTCCATCGTAAATGATGTAACTAATACGCTTGTCTGTTTTTGACTTGGACAAGGTACGAAGCTGATCAGCAAGATCTCCCATGATGTCTGGCTTGCCGCCCTTGAATAGGTCTTTGTCCACATCAATGGCACGAACCCAGCCCTGCTCATCTGGATTATGATCAGACTTGCGAGCAGCGTGTCGGGTATCACCGATCCAACCATCCGATGTGCGGTCACGATCTGGGAACGAGTCATCGAACTGTTCGCGTAGCTGTATCGCTGCCTTACTTAGTTTCGGCTTCATCGATCACACTCGGTGTGGATTGTTCCGCTTCTGGGTTTAGATAGCGTTGATAGTCTGAGTTGGCTGGGTCGTTAGGTATCCAACACTTATTACCATTTGCATCTTCGCGTTCAATGCAAAAAGCATCTGGGTCAATCTCACTAGCCAAACTAATTACTGTGTATTTGTATGTCATTTTTATAACTCCGAACTAAAGGACAAAGCACGACCTGCATCTGAAAAGTTAAGTCCAAAAGCAAGATTGCTTGTAAGTTTTGTTGATGAGTAAGCAAATCCAACAGCGTATTTAGTAGTGCAATTAACAGATGTAATTGTTCTCAAGTTTGCTTGAAAGTCTGCAATATAAGGCGAACCTTCGATGGCAGCCGTTGGAGTAGTTCGCATTGGCACGCCGTTAAAGTTCTGTAAAGAGAACCACACATTGTTATCGTTGGCTGATTGAACTCCAGCGGATGATTGGAAGCCAGTATCACGCCAGTAATAACGCTGACAAGCGGCTAATTCTCCTTGGATTGTTCCGCTAGCGCGGCTAAAAGGTGTTGCCTGATTTCCTGCTTCAAGCTGCACACCTGTTACTTCAAAAAAGTCATTTGTTCCAGCTGTGCCTGTTGGTGTGTAGAGAAACTTAGGTGTGATTTCTGTGGTTGATGTTGGAAGTGTGCCAGTAATGCTAAAGCGTTGCCATGTAGTTGTCAGAGTTACATTGCCAGTAACAGAAACCGCTTGACCTGTGTAACCGCCATCCATTTGCTTCTGATCTGTTCCTGTACCTGTAACAAGTTGCATTGTAAGAACATTAGAAGCTGCACTAAAATCTGCACCCCTGCGGATGTAACCGCTTAGGACTACTGGCTGACCTGCAAAAGGAATAGATGAAACGCTTTCCATCATTTGTCCGAAAGACACATCTGTTGTTGTAGTAGTTGCTGCCGTTCTTTGCACTCGTGAGCAGTATTGAATAAATGGAAGATTGGTAAGGTCATTTGTTACTTGTCGAGTTACTGTAACAGAAGTGTTAGCACCTCTTGTCGCGAACCATCGATCTGCTGTGTACGCTCCGCCATTGACTGTGGGTGTAATAGATGTGCCACGCTGCCAGATGTCCATTGCTCCATTGATAAGCCCATTCTTAGAGAAAGGGCGGAACAAGAATGTGTCAATGTCCTGACCAAGCAAGGCGATCTGTGTCGCACCATTTTTTACTAAATCGCTCGATGTGGGAACATCAAAGCCATAATTCGTTGTCACCGATGCCATTAGTTTAGTGCTCCTGTCGCATTTGTCCAAGTAAGTGTACCATTTACGCCACTCCAGATGATTGAGGCTGGCGATACTGTTTCCCATTGCGTTGTTGATAATGAGAAGTCTGTTGCTGAAACATAAAGAGTAATCTCAGTAAAGCTAGGCGTTGCCCTAACTGCAACATTCTCCACAAAGCCATCGAACTGACCACCAAGCAGGTTGCTTGGTAGGTTGCTGATCAATACAGGCTCACCGAAGAAGATCCCGATTAGGTCATTACGCATAGCATCTGGAAGATCTGGATTGTCTAGGCGAAAGGTGATTGCACCCAATGACCCTCGCGGATTCTTTCTAAGATTAAGCTCTCTGGAAGCAATCTCAGTCATTTCTGTAAAAGTCTTGATGTTGGAGTCAAAAGACTTCTCAAAGAGTCCGTAAGAGGCTATAGAGTCGGTATCAGAGGTACTGTAGGTGCTGGCGTATCCTGTGGCGTAACGATAGATAAGGCTGTTACGCATGCGAGCAGTTTGAGTTGTTGAGGTGATAGAGCTTGGTGTTGCATACGCGCCATCGAGGTTAGTAAAGCCATTTGCTGCAAGATAGTTAGATCTGTGGTCTGCATCGTCATAACTGACATTCCCATCATTTTCCTCGTGGAGCTGACCCAGTGCGCTGTTAGCAATCTGATCCGCAAGGGTCTGAGATTTAGCGGAAGCATTAGCAGCCAGAGCAATCATTGTGTAAAAGCCTGAGTCAATAGTGCCAATGTAAGATTCTGCATCGACCCATGTTTGTGTTGCTGGGTAAGTATCCCATGTGACAGTTGGAGTCACTTCTGCCCAACTAAGGTTAAGAGCGTTGCCCAGAATGGCTGCAATCTGTGCGCCATCTAAACCTTCTGCAAGTGCTGTGTTATAAATAGCCTTAGTCAGTCTGGCAAGTGAGCCAATGCCCAAGATTGTGCCTGTGGTCACATAGCCTGATTCCTCTGGGCTTCTGACACCAATGTTGAAGTCTGATACTTCTCCACCAAAGACTGTGACATAAGTGCCAGATGAGTTCTTTAGCTCTAAAAGGATTGGCTCTGTGACATTGATGGTGAAAGGTGAGTTATCTGAATTGATAATCTCTACTCGGCAGTAACCTGCTGTGGCTTGCCTGTCAATGTCTAAGCGACCAGAGGCATAGGAAACAGAGGTGACTGTTGTATAAACATCATCACCTACTGTAACTCGCCACTCTGGAAGCCATGTCATGCGATTGTGTAGCCTCTCAATGTGCCACGCTGAGCGGCATCTGTTAGGACTTGATCAATGGCTTCTGCAATGGCGTTAGGATCTCCGATACCAGCTTGCACAGTGATGTTGTATTGGTTAGCAGCCTGTGCAGCATAGCGTGAACCGCTGACTGCCCCTGATACACCTGCTCCACCTGCTAGACCTGCAATCAGGGATGAACGAGCAACATCTTCCAAATTGAATAATCCACCTTCTCCAAAGGGAGTATTGGTCAAAGTTGGCTTAGTCATGACTGCTGCAACTGCCGCTGCTGTGGCTGCTGCCGTTGATGTCGCGGTTGTTGTTGTCGGTGCTTTAGTAGTGCCACTAGAAGCAAGGTTGATCTTGCTCAATAGATCCAGAGCAGTCTGTAGGTTAGCAATGTTGATAAGGTCTTTAGGCTTTAGACTGTCAAGGATTGATTTGATGTCCTGAAGCTTGACATTCTGCATACCAAGCGCACCAAGCACTTTAAGATCTGCATTGAGTTTAGCCGTTGCAGCGATGATGGCTGCTTCATCCTTAGCCGCGATAGCATCTTCTAGGGCAAGGATTGACTTCTTGACATTAAGACGAGCAGTATCGTTGGCAATCTGTAAGACCTGAGATGCGTTGGTTGCCTTGCCTAACTGCTCAGCCTGAGATGTAAGAGCTGCTGCAATCTGGATCTTGTCCATGTCAAAGACTTCACTGCCCTTGTTGAGAGCAAGGTTAGCCTTGTCAATAGCCGCGCCAAGTCGCTTATCTTTGAGGATCTTAGCCTGTGCTGCTGCTTGTTCCTTTGTAAGCTTTGTGATCGCTGTAGCGTTCTTTCGAGCGATGGCATCTGCTCGCTGAGTATCCTGCGAGGATACAGTCATCGAGATGTTACCGAATCCCTTGCCATCACCGAACAAGCCGCCAGAAGGTGCAAAGAATGAAAGGTTCTTAAAGTCAAAGATTGACTTAGTGATCTTGATGAACTCGCCTGTCTCGCGAGCAAAGTTAGCAATTGACTGCGCTGCCTTGTCAATCTTGCCGATGAACTCATCTGTCGTATTAGAGTTAGTGATTGTCATTAACGCTTCAACAAGACCTTGACCAATAGTCTCTTTAGCGTTGTTACTTGCAACAGTTAATTTAGCCAGTGAACCTGCATAGGTATCGGCTGCTGCGCTTGCCTGACCTGCGAATAAAACCGACAGGCGTTCTTGGATCTGCTCAAAGGTTGATGTCGAAAGTTCTGCCCTTGTAAGTCCTACACCCAAGCGACCTAATGCCTGAGTCTGTCCTAAGTATGCCTTTTGCAAGCTTTGTGAAACTTGGGTGACTGACTTGCCAGTTCCAGCCGCGATGTCAAGTGCAAGCCCAAGCAATTCCTGAGACTTGGTGACATCGCCTGTAGCACGAAGCAAGCGATCCATTGCAGGGCGTAGCTCATCATCAAGCACACCT